GTATAAGGTATTACAAAGTTCCTGACGAAGAAGAACTTCTTAAATTAGTTTCTATTACATCAGTTACTAGTCATTTTAATAAGGAAATATTCATCAACTGGCGTAAAAAGGTTGGAGAAGAAGAAGCAGAGCGCATCACAAAAGCGGCAACAAGTCGTGGAACTGATATGCACACACTCGTCGAACATCATCTCAAAAATGAGAGTCTTCCAGAAGTTCAACCAATTTCTGATTTTCTATTTAAGATCTCAAAATCAGAACTTAATCGTATAAATAATATTTACGCCCTTGAAGGGTCCCTATATAGTAAGCAACTTGGTATTGCAGGGACTGTTGATTGTATCGCTGAACATAACGGCGAGTTAGCAATAATCGACTTTAAGACTTCTAAAAAACCAAAACCACGTGAGTGGATCGAACACTATTTTGTTCAATGTATGGCATATGGATGTATGCTATACGAACTGACTGGTATTTCAGTCAAAAAACTTGTAATCATCATGGCTTGTGAAAATGGAGAATGTGTCGTTTATGAAGAATATGACAAATCAAAATACATCAAACTGCTCAGCAAATACATTAGAAAGTTTGTTAGAGATAAATTGGAGCTCTATGGAACCAAATAAAGAACTAGAACAGGCAATAGAAAATAAGTTTTTAACACCTTCTAAATTTGCTCTTGAAATTGAGAAAATTGTTGCCGAAGAAAACTTTAACTACATTGATGCAATTGTTCACTATTGCGAAATCAATTGTCTTGAGGTAGAATCAGTAACAAAACTTATTTCAAAACCATTGAAAGAGCGATTAAAGTGGGACGCAACTCGTCTTAACTTTATGAAACGAACTTCGAAAGCAAAACTTCCACTATGAGTCCTTTTGAGACATATCAAACTTATCTTTCGATGAAAAGTCATTTTACGAATAGTAAATATGACTTTTTTAAGTATGGAGGTAAATCCAGAGCAACAGTTACTTCATTCAATAAACGTAAAGACAAATATTGGTTTGAAAAGAGTTCAAGAAAATATAACGATAAAGAGATAGTGGATTTTTTATTAGCAAACTTTGTAGCAGCAGATTCCCCTAGTAACTTATGGATTGGCGAAATAATCAATTCTGGAGAAAGAACTTACGCAGATTGGATGCGAAGACAACAGAGTTTGACCTACTTATTCAAAGAGCAAAGCAACGAATTGTTCTCGGAGACAAAATTAGAGGATGTACTGAAATGTTCCAAAGGTCATCCACCAGTTCTCAAAATGTTTCTAAGCGGGAGATTATCTCCAGAAACCTTCGTAATTTACGACAAAATATTTGGTTTCTCAAAAGATTTTGATAAGAAACTTCTTGATCCAGTGTGGGAAACCGTCAGTTTGAAAATAAAGAAATACACACCGTTTCTAAATATTGATGTGTTCTTTTATAAGAAAATTTTACGGGAAATTATAAATGAGTAACTTTTTCGATTCTGATATTATTCAAGAAGAACTGAAAGAAATCAATAAGTTACAAGAAGATATTTACGGAAATATTCTTACTTTTGGTGGAATGTCCCGTGAAGATAAACTGGAACACATTGAGAAATTGCAAGTACTCCTTGAAAAGCAACGTGTGATGTACACTCGCTTATCTCTTTCTGATGATCCAGAAGCGGTTGAGATGAAAGAGAACCTTCGCAAGTCAGTTGCCCTGATGGGATTCCCACCAGACACTGATATGGGTATCTTGTTTAAGAGTATGGACAAAACCATCGAATCCTTAAAGCAGTTTGTTGACCGCTAAGGTTATCCCTGCTATAATATCTAAGTAAATCCCCCGAATCCAAACTATCCGAGGTAATCCAAATGTCTTTTGCTGACCTTAAGAAGCAATCTAAACTGGGCTCTCTGACCGCAAAACTGGTCAAAGAAGTCGAAAAAATGAATACAAGCAGCGGTTCTAGTGATGACCGCCTGTGGAAATTGGATGTAGATAAAAGCGGCAATGGTTATGCCGTGATCCGTTTCCTCCCTGCTCCGAACGGTGAGGACCTTCCGTTCGTGAAATTATACAGTCACGCATTTCAAGGTCCTGGTGGTTGGTATATTGAAAATTCTCTAACCACTCTTGGTCAGAAAGATCCTGTGTCCGAACTCAACTCCGAACTGTGGAACAACGGCACTGATGCTGGTAAGGAACTGGCACGTAAGCAGAAGCGCAAACTGACTTACATCAGCAACATCTATGTCGTAAAAGATCCTGCCAATCCTGAAAATGAAGGTAAAGTCTTCCTGTTTAAGTATGGTAAAAAAATCTTTGACAAACTCACTGCTGCGATGCAACCCGAGTTTGAAGATGAGGAAGCAATTGATCCGTTTGACTTCTGGCAAGGTGCTAATTTTAAACTGAAGGCGAAGAACGTTGCTGGTTATCGTAACTATGATTCTAGCGAGTTTTCCCCACAGGGATCTTTGCTGGACGATGACGATGCAATGGAAGCAATCTGGAAAAAGCAGTATTCACTTGCAGAACTCGTTGCTGCTGACCAGTTCAAGTCCTATGACGAACTGAAAAAGCGTCTTGATTATGTGTTGGGTTCTAAAAGTTCCCGCCGTGTAGATGAAGAAGTTGCCGAAGAGGAAGAGTATTCTCGTGGTTCGACTCGTGAACTGACTGAGGATCTCCGTGACGAACTGTCCTCTCTGAAACCCACCCGTCGTGCTGCCGCCCCTGTTGAAGAAGAAGATGATGATGACGCACTCAGTTACTTCGCAAAACTTGCCGAAGACTGATTCTGTGCTATAATGTGGGGGAGGTCAAGGGTCTCCCCTTTTTTTATGAAGTCGGACTTTTACATTGATAGGATCACTAAAAAAGATGCAGAAGAACTTCTACTGACCTATCATTATCTTAAAGATTTTTCAAAAGGTTACAAATCAGGATATAACTATGGTTTGTTCCGAAAAAATGACTTTTCTCCCTTGAATATTGGGGGACCTGTTGGCGTTTGTATTTTTACTGGACTTCCAGTTCCAGAAGTCGCACAAGGAGCATTTGGACTAGCAAGGAATGAGCAAGAAGGACTCTTTGAACTTTCAAGACTTTGCATACATCCTGATACTCAACAAGAAGAATATAATATTACCTCTTGGTTTGTATCCCGTTGTATCAAACAGTTACGTAGAGATACAGAAGTCAAAGCAATTATTTCTTATGCCGATAGTGATTTTCATGGTGGTACAATCTATCGTGCTTGTAATTTTCAATATTGTGGTCTCACAGATGCAAAAAAAGATTTCTATTATGCAGATGGCACTAAACATTCGAGGGGCAAAATGAAAGGTGCTGAGGGAGAATGGCGTGAACGCTCCCGCAAGCACCGTTACGTTATGATGTTTGATAAAAATCTTAAACTTTTATGGTGATTTAACTCTAATATTATCTCCTTTTTTAAGTCTATCACTTACATATTGACTAGATTGTGAATACAACATTAATCTTCTACTATCATTTAAGAATTGTTGTAGATACTGTCTTTTGAGAACATATATTGTCCTTTTTTCGTTATTTTTTCTAACTTCATATTCATAGTTTGTGATAGGAATTGTAACGTCATATTGAGTTATAATCGTTTCAAGACCACTATCGTAAAATCTTACATAAGAACTTAAAGGTTCATCATCTGTTTCTGGTCTTGGAGATTTGAAATTTCTATCTACTGATAATCCAGAAGGAAGAATTAGTCTTCCTTTCGAATCTTTAACTTCGATTGTTTCATGAAATCTAGTTTCATTCAGTAAATCTCCATAAACGTTAAGTGAAAAATCATAAATGTCTTTGTCTGATAATGGCCATTGATCACGAACATTTCGAATACCTGCAGTAATTAATACTACCCAATCAAGAGTTGCATTTCCATAAAGTTCATTAGCAACATTATCTGGACGATCACCGTCTTTTATTTGATATTTGTTGAATGATGTTAAAGAGTTTTGAACATCATCTCTAAGTTTAACTCTTTTGAAAATATTTTTAACAGTGAGATATTCAGACGCAGAATTTCTGTCTGATAATGGTGAAAGATATTCTAAATCTGGAAGTTCTCTAAAATATCCCATCTTAGTATCCTACTCCGTAAGTTCCACCATTTACGTTATATGTGAGATCTGTTGCTGTTGCATCAGCATAGTCTGTATCGTAAATTGGTGCCAATTCTTTAAATGATAAATCCATGACCATAGAAATTGGTGTTCCGTCCGCATAAGTGGCATAAACATTTTCACCAGTGTAGTTTACACTCATATCTGTTAGAGCACACTGTTTGAATTTATGTAAAAATGGATGGTCTCTATTTCCTTTTCTATATACAAGTTCAAAAATATTTGGTGTACTTAAAAAGTTACCACCAGATTTTGGTGCCATATTTTTCTTTAATGATCTTATAATTGACTTTATTTGTAACGACTCATTTTCATCTCTTGGAGTCATCTTGAAAGAAAATCTAAAAGATCTTAAAGTCACACCGTTAAAAAGCAACTCCATATTTGGATTAAATATTTGTCCAGACGACCTTGCCAACAGTTGATCTGGAGTTACATTTGCGCCAAAGATATTTACTGCCTGTGCTGCAAAGTATCTATTTAATGCAGCAATCGCTGCTGGATCATCAATTAAATCATTCATCAATGTTCCAGTATTTTTAAATAC